ATCAACTTAAATCTGCTAGAAGATCTTTAAATATTTTATTTCAAGAATGGGGAAACAGAGGAATTCATTATTGGGAAGTAGGAGAACTAGATTTAGATTTAGTAGAAGGACAAGCTGAATATAAATTTTTTAGAGCAAGTTCAGATGGCACAAGTGCTACATCAAATCCCAATGGTGTATATGGAATATCCGATGTCCTTGAAGCACAATTAAGAAACAATAGAACAGCAACAACTCAATCAGACAGTCCTATGACTAAAGTAGATAGATCAACTTATGCAGGTTTTTCAAACAAACTTTCTAAAGGAACACCTAATCAATATTGGGTTCAAAGATTTATTAGTCACGTTAGTATTAGTGTTTATCCTACACCTGATTCAACAAACGCATCTAAAGATATGCATTTCTACTACATAAAAAGAATTCAAGATGTAGGAGACTATACAAATGCAACAGATGTACCATTTAGATTTGTACCTTGTATGGTTGCAGGTTTAGCATTTTATCTTGCACAAAAATTTCAACCACAATTAGTTCAACAAATGAAATTATATTATGAAGATGAATTAGCTAGAGCTCTTGCAGAGGATGGTTCAGCTTCAAGTACGTTTATTACACCAAAAGCTTATTACCCAGGAACATAATGTCAAAATACGCAACAGGTAAATATGCAAAAGCAATATCAGACAGATCTGGTATGGAATTTCCATATAGAGAAATGGTTAGAGAATGGAATGGTGCGTTTGTACATAATTCAGAATTTGAACCAAAACAACCACAACTCGATCCAAAATCAACGGGAGGCGATGGTGTTGCATTATTGAATGTAAGACCCGGAAGATTAGAACCATCTGTTTTAATATCCCTAAGAGATAATCCATTTGAAACTTTTAAAGCGGGTTCTAGTATTATAAATATATTTGCACCCGGTCATGGTTTAACAAATGGAACTACTCATAGATTTAGAGGTTCCGTTACTACATCACCTGGAACGGGTACACCTTACAACCCAAATACAGGAGTGTCAGGTAATCCTGTAGCAGGATTTTCCAATATATTAAATTTTGATGGTATTTTAGGATCTAATGTACAAAGATCAGCAGGTTATACAATTACAACAGGTATTTATAAAACTGTTGATGGAGTTGATCAAAGAATTACAACAGACTACTCTTTAACCAATTTTTTTCATTTTACTGTAGCCACAAATACTGCTACAATAGGTCAAACAAGAGGTGGAGGAAATGGCTGTTCCGTTGGTCCAGTCAGTTTAGAATCATGATAAAAAAAATTATTAATAAAATTAAAAGTTGGTTTATACCTAAAGTAGAAGAACCAATTGTTTTAACTGAAAAAAAACCAGAACACTGTTTAGGACATTTAAGATTTAGAAAATCTTGTCCTCGTTGTCAGGAGATAGTAGCATAATGGCTGGTATAAGTTATTCAACTTTAGTTACACAGATTAGAAATTACACTGAAACAGATTCTAATGTTTTAACTACAGATATTTTAGAAAATATAATTCTTAATTCTCAATATAGAATTATGAGAGATGTACCTATTGATGCAGATAGAAAACAACAATTAGGTAATTTTGCGGCAGGACAAGAATCTATAAACGCGCCTGCAGGATGTTTATTTATTAGAGGTATACAAGTTTATGATACCGCAGGATCTGCTATTACAGGAGCTAACAGATGGCTAGAAAAAAAAGATATGACTTATCTTCAAGAGTATCAAGATATAACAGGAACGTCAGCAGCCCAAGGTCAACCTAAATATTATGCTTCATTTGGTGGTGCAACTGGAGCCTCAGACACTACATCAGGTAGAATATTTTTATCACCAACACCAAATACAACATATAGATTTAGAGTTCATTACAATAAAATGCCAGACACTTTAGAGTCTAGCAATCAGACTAATTATATTAGTATGAATTTTCCAAATGGTCTATTATATTGTTGTTTATCAGAAACATATGGATTTTTAAAAGGTCCAATAGATATGTTGACACTTTACGAAAATAAATATAAACAAGAGGTACAGAAGTTTGCTAACGAGCAAGTAGGTAGAAGACGAAGAGACGACTACACAGACGGCGCAGTTAGAATACCAATAAACTCGGCAAACCCGTAGGAGAATAAATTATGGCAATAACATCGGCAATATGTTCAAGTTTCAAACAAGAACTTTTACAAGGTAAGCACAATTTTGCATCATCTGGCGGTGATACTTTTAAATTAGCATTATTTACAAGTTCAGCTTCTTTGGGTGCAGCAACAACAGATTATTCAACTTCTAATGAAGTTACAAACACATCAGGAACAGCCTACACAGCTGGAGGCGAAACTCTTACAAGATCAGGAGTTGGTTTAACAGGAACAACAGCATTCACAGACTTTACTGATGTTACATATTCGTCAGCTTCTTTCACTGCAAACGGTGCAATGATTTACAATACAACTACAGGAACAGGAACAAGCACAACTGACTCTGTAGCAATTATTGCTTTCGGTGGTGACAAAACAGCAAGTAATGGAACTTTTAAAATTGAGTTTCCTGCAAACGACGCTACAGCAGCAATAATCAGATTAGCATAGGAGGCCGACCATGTCGGTAAACTCAGGATGGGGCAGGTTCACCTGGGGCCAAGCTGAATGGAATGAGGACGCAACTTTAAAAACAGGTTGGGGTGCTCAACAATGGAGTGGCGATGGTGGTTGGGGAGATCTTTCTGATCAAACTGTTTCTGTTTCTTTAACAGGAATACAAATTACATCTAGTCTTGGTTCAGTTGATGTTCCTGATCAAGTCATAACACCTACAAGTTTTGAAATAACATCTTCACAAGGTGAAGCTTTTGTTCCCGTTGTAATTGATACAACTTTATCCGCAACATTCTCAGTTGGCTCATTAATAGTTAATGAGATGACTTTAGGTCTAACAGGCCAAGAAATAACATCTGCATTAGGTGCACCAGTTGTAGCAGACATGACTGTTGGTATAACTGGATTAGATTTAACTTTATCACAAGGTACAGCTTTTGCTCCAAACGAAACTGCAATTGTTTCTGGTCAAGAAATAACTTTAACACAAGGAACTGCAGTTGGATCTTCTTCACAAGAAGCAAGCTTAACAGGTATTGCAGCAACATTTACTTTAGGTTCTATAATTATACCTAATGATACAGTTATTATTTCTGGACTTTCTATGGAAAGTCAACTTGGTTCTATTATTGGATTAGGAGGTGCTGTTGCTAATCTAACTGGTATCAGTATGACATCCAGTGTAGGATCTTTAACTATAGAAGAAGGTTTAGGATTAACAGGAATATCATTCAGCGCTAGTCTTGGAACAATTACAACCATACCAGATATGAAGGTTGGATTAACTGGACAATCCGCAACATTTAGTATAGGGACTGTAGATATATTTGCTTATGGCGATGTTGACACTGGTTCTAATACATCGTATAGTAATATTTCAACGGGTTCGAATTCTTCATATTCGGATGTTGCAACTGGATCAAATACAAGTTATAACGATGTAGCAGCGTAGGAGAATTTTTTATGGCATCAACATACACCCCTCTGGGTATAGAAAAACAAGCAACTGGTGAAAATGCAGGAACTTGGGGTACAAAAACAAATACAAACTTAGAAATCGTAGAACAAATATCTGGCGGTTATACAGCTCAAGCTGTCGCTGATTCAGGAGACACAACTCTTTCTGTTTCTGATGGATCAATTGGTGCAACTCTTGCACACAGAGTTATAGAATTTACAGGATCTCTTACAGCTTCAAGAAACGTTACAATACCTTTAGACGTACAAAATTTTTATTTTTTAAAAAATGCAACTTCTGGATCTCAGAATGTTGTATTTAAATATGCAACAGGAACAGGGACTTCAGCTACAGTTACAAATGGTAAAACTGTAATTGCATATGCAAAAGCAGATGATGGCACAAACCCAAATATTTCTACAATCTCATTAGCTAGTGATTTAGTTGATGACACTACACCACAATTAGGTGGTAATTTAGATACTAATTCTTTCATGATAGACTTTGATGATGCTCACGGTATCAGAGATGAAAACGGAAATGAACAATTAATTTTTGAAACAACTGGTTCTGCAGTAAACCATGTTGATATAACAAATGCTGCAACAGGAGCTGGCGCACAAATTGGTGCAGTTGGAGGCGATACAAATATTAGTTTAAGATTAAGACCAAAAGCAACAGGTAATATTGAAATTATGGGTGCAACAAACCCTGGTTCAATTCAATTAAATTGTGAAGATAACAGTCACGGTATTAAACTTACATCACCTGCACACAGCGCAGGGCAATCATATGAACTTAAATTCCCTACTGGAAATGTTACAGCAGATAGATTTTTAAAAGTAGCTAGTGTTACAGGTTCAGGTGTAACGGGTGTTGGTCAATTATCTTTTGCAGAAGTATCAGGTGGAACTTCATGGCAAGCAGTAAAAACTTCTACTTTTACAGCAGTAGCTGGTGAAGGTTATTTT